ATTTGGAGCTATAGCAAAAATAATGGATCCAGACGCTTTTGCTCTTGGACAATTTGCTAAAGAATTTGATGATATGATGAAAGACATTAAAGTAAACGTAATTGAAGTAGTTATACCTGTAGTTAATTTTTTAAAAGATAATTTATTAAGTTTAATTGGAGTCTTTGGATTACTAGCAGCACCTATTGTCAGTCAGATACTACCTACAGGGCCTTTAGATGCTTTCGCCAAAAAAGCAGGAGAAGCAGCATCAAACAGTAGAGCTCTAGCTAAAAATCTTAGAGACGATGCAAAATTAATTGGTAATCTTAAATCCGGTGGTTCATTAAGTGCAGAAGGTATGCAACAATTTCAGGATAGTGGTAGAGGCGGTATACAAGGCATGTTATCAGGTATGGATATGGCTGGACAAAGTGCTACTATGAAAAAAGCAGCAGCAGGTAAAAAATTAAATGCAAAAGAACTTGGAGTACTAAAAAGACATTTAAAACAAAAAGGTCATATGTTAAATAATTTTAATGCACAAGAAAGAGCAAAATTTGACAGATATATTAAACACCAAGAATTAGGACTAAAAGGTAGTATGACCAAAGCCAAGTTAGAATATAAACAACTAGGCATAGCAACTAATGTTTATGTACAAAAATCAAAAGCTGGGTTTAATAGTCTGTTTGCTACTATAGCAAGAGGAGCTTCTTTTGCTACTAAAGCTATGTCAAAATTAATGGGTGCTTTTGGTTGGATAAGTTTAATATTTATTGCAATCGATGCTTTTAGACAATTTTTTAAAAAAACAGATGAAGGTTTAACAAAATTTGAAGAAGAAATGGAAGAAACAACAAAGCTTTTGACGACATTAACTGATGAATTAGTTAGAATGAAAGCGGTTTCTGATTTAGGATTATTAACTACTTCTATAGAGTCAGTAACACAAGTAGCAAATGCTTTAAAAAGTACTGATATAGCAGATCTAATAGGAAAATATAATGAGGCAATAAGAGGTGGAGCAGATAAATCAGTAGTAGACGGATATAGACAAACTGCAATGGCATTATCTGCAATTGTACCAGAAATGAAACCACTTATGGGTATGTTTGATGGTACATTAATTGATAAAGATATGGCAAAACCCTTATTAACAGTCGCAGATAGTTTTATGGCAATAGGTATGGCTTTAGATCAAATGCCAGAACAATTACAATCAGTTTCTAAAGCTCTGCAAGGGTTAATATCAGGAACTCCTACAAGTAAGTTTACCGCTTTACAAAAATCAATACAGACTATTACAGATCCTACAGATGGTTCTATGGGAACAGGAGCATTTGCAGCTCGTGAAAAAGCAAATTCAGAAATGTCAATTCCAATCGCACAAAGAGGTATATTTAAAAAGTATGCACAGGGTGCAGAGTCTAATTTAACGACTCTTAATGCATTTAAAACAAATGACAATATGAATTTTCAGCTGAATCTTGACAGTCAAGTAAAAGACCTTATTAACGCATCAGGTACTCAATTAGGTTTAGATGGAATTAATGCCGCACTAGGAACTTCTCTTAGAAACGAAGACGAAGTAAAAGCTTACTTCCAGAACCTTCTGGAAGGGGAAAACTATAAAAGAGAAGATACAAAAAAAGCGGTACAAGATGTACTAGCGAGAATGGCAGGGGAACAGTTAAATAACCCAGCTATGTTAGAAAAATTTGATAATACTACCACGCAAATGGGTACAGATCAAACAGCTGACGCAGTGCAAATTGGTAAAGACATAGGAAACGCAGACGTATTGTTAGAGATAGACAAAAAAATAGTAGAAAATATAGATGAAGAAGAAAGAATAAGAAAAAGTAATCTTAAATTAAAACTGGATTCTTTAGATGCAAGTATACTACTAAATAGAGAAGAAAAAGTAGGCGAAGAAACAAGAATTAAACTTGCACAAAAAGCAAATACTCTCGCAACAAATACTAATGAGTTAGATGCAGCAAAATTAATCGCAAACCAAACTTATGCAAAACAAAACGGATTAGTACTTGATGATTTAATAAGACAAAGAGATATTGCACAAGAAAAAGTAGACCTTGCACAAAAGGAACTAGATATACAAAAAGAATTAATTATGACAGCTTTAGGTAGAAGTCAAGAAGGAATAGACAATTCACAATCAAGACTAGAGTTAGGAAGTTTTGGAAACTCTTTCTTTAATAAACAAAGAGACTTCGTACTAGGTAAAAGAGACGATATAACAGCAAAAGGAGCGTTAGCAGAACAAGAAGCATTAGGTGCAGGAGTTTCTGAAGGAGACGCAGCTAGATTTAAAGAAGATGTGATTAGAAAACAGACAGAAGCCTATGCAGCACAAGCATTAGAAATAGAAAAAGTAAATGCAATGTTAAAATTACAAGAAGGCATTTCAAAAAGATTAACAGAAGGTCTTGCTAATGATATGGCAGGCGCATTAGTTGATGTTGCAAAAGGTACAAAAACATTAAAACAAGCTTTTGGAGATATGGCAATCTCTATTGTAGCAGATATTACAAAAATGATAATTAAACAGCTTATCTTAAATATGTTAATGGCAATGGTAGGAATGGTAAATCCAGGTGCAGGAGCAGCTCTATCAGGTCTCTTAGGAGGAACTGATGCAAGACAAGGCGGAATTATGCAAAAAGGTGGTAATGGAGGCTATCGTTCATATAGAAGTGGTGGAATAGCAGATGGACCAGAAGGTGGATATCCTGCAACACTACATGGAACAGAAGCAGTCGTACCTTTAGGAAATGATAAAGAAATACCAGTAAAAATGTTAAGTGGTGGTGGCGGTACTAATAATGTTGCTGTTACTATAAATATGAGCGACGGTGGAACAGATGTTAAAATGGAAGGCGAAAAGGCAAAAGCATTTGGAAGCAGTATCGCAGCGGCTGTACAACAAGAGATTGTTAAACAGCAGAGGACAGGAGGCCTGTTAAGTAACTACTAATGGCAATAGGATTTAGCGTGGGCGGAAGCCTCGGACAAGCAGTACCTGATAAAGGATTCACTAGACAAAATACAACAAGAGTTCATATAGCGCAATTTGGCGATGGGTATATGCAGAGAGTTGGGAACGGTATTAATAGATTAGACCAAAATTTTTCTCTAAGTTTTGCAAATAGAACAAAAGAAGATATAGACCAGATAACAAACTTTTTAGAAACAAAAGGCGGAATAGATTCTTTTAACTTTACATATTCAGAAGATGGTAGTGAGACTACAGTTAAAGTTTTATGCTCTGACTGGGGTCAGTCTTGGGCGTATGATGATTATTACGATTTAAAATTAAAATTAGTGAGAGTTTACGAATAATGAGTTTAATAGCAGCACTTACAACATTAACTCCCGGCACTCTTGTACATATGTATGAAATAGAGAAAGCAGATGGCAGTATTGTACGATTTAGTTCTTATAATCATGCAAATAATAGTCCTATACAAATGTATGACTATGATGATAACTCACAGTTAAATACATACTATACTTTACCAATTCATGCAGATGGATTTGAGAAAAATCAAGCGGGTGCTATTGCAAGACCTAAATTAAATGTATCTACATCTACAGACAGTACAAACCCAGAAGTAAGTTTTAAAAAAGCAATAGGAAGTGATTTTCATAGTTTATTAGGTCAAAAAATAGTTAGAAGAACTACTATGGATAAGTATTTAAAAGATGGCAGTGCCGATACTGAGTCAGGTAATACACCAGTAGAATTTTCAAGAGAAGTATGGATTATAGATAAAGTATCTAGTGAAGACGCCATGAGTGTAGAGTTTGAACTTAATGCACCTTTTGATTTAGACGGAGTAATGGTTCCAAAAAGAACTATTGTAGGAAACGGATGTGCATGGGAATATCAAGGTGCAAGTCCTACTAGAAAAGAAAGTCAAAAAATAGGTGGATGTAGTTGGCATACTCATGGAGAGTATAGAAAAGGTTCTGCAACTAAGTTTGCACTTTATGTTAATCAAGATGATCATTACATTTTACCTAATAGTGGCGTAGTTAGTTGGGATTCTCTAACTGGGAACGTAACTATAAATACTTTATACTCTTATAATCAAACAGTTGTGCGCATGAATGCAGATGGAAGCTATACATCAGTAACGCAACCAAGTTATTGGCAAGCAAGAAGTTCAGGGACTAAAGCTTCAAAAGGGACTCCTTCAGAAAATAATTCCAACTTTGTAAGAGCAGCAGTCTATGATGACTATAATGCCAGTACAACTTACTATGCTTATACAGATGATAGATATAATAACTATGTCAGAAAAACAGAAATAGTAAATCCTCCTACCACTCTCGGATTCCCTAGTACTCCTAGTAATGGAGCTACTGCATCTTTTTATGCTATGGATTGGACTTATGTAAGTGCAAATACAGCATGGGAAGCTACAGGATATAGTTTGTGGCAGGCAAAAACTACTAATACAGGAAATACTCCAGGCTTTGGTGCTTATTGGAAAAAAGGAGATATTTGTGGAAAGAGATTAAGTTCTTGTAGTCGTAGATTCAATGCATCTCCTAGTGATCTTTCAAGTGCTAGTTCAAACCCAAAAGCAGATGAACTTAATACTGCAACTTTACCTTTTGGAGCATTTCCAGGAAGTAAGAGGTTTGATTAATGTTAGATTTTATTTATAAAGCAGCGGAAAAAGCAGCACCTGAAGAAATGTGTGGTTTAGTTATTGAAAGAGATGGAAATGAAGAATTTATAGAATGTAAAAATTTTGCGGAGAATAAATTAAATGAGTTTAAAATTGACCCAAAGACTTTTGTAAAGTATCAACTCATTTCAAAAATAAAATATGTAGTCCATAGTCACTATGACTCAAAATGTAATCCAAGTGACCAAGATAAAAAGTCTTGTAAGGCAATCGGTATTCCATACATGATTGTATCATACCCAGAAAAGGAGGTTTGTATTTATGGTGAAAGTTAAATTAATGGGAGAAATGGGAGAGAAGTTTGGAACAGATTGGGTATCTGCGGATAACAACATGCGAGATATTCTTAAACTTATAGAAGCCCAAACAGACGGATTTGCCGAATATTTAAAAGATTTAGTAGAACAAGATAATGTAGGACTAGAGATAGTTCACGGAGACCAATTACTTGTAGAGACAGAAGATGACATAGCAGATATGTTTCTTCCTGTAATAAAAGATACAGTATATATTACTCCAGTCCCTGCAGGTGCGGGATTAGGTGACGTAGTTAAAATAATTATTGGTATAGCTTTAATTATATTTGCACCTCAAATTTTAGGATTTTTAACAAGTACTTCAGGATATACTTGGGCATTAGCAATAGAAACAGGAGCAGGGCTTACAGCAATGCTTGCTATAGCTTCAGTTGGAGGTATGTTAGCACTAAAGGGTCTAACAGATTATCTAACACCACAAACACCTGGAAACTCTCCAGATAGTTACTTATTTGGTAACGCACAAGAAAACGTAAAAATGGGTAGTCCAGTTCCTGTACTTTATGGCGAACTAATAGTACCTGGAGTAACAATAAACTACGGATTAAAAGATACAAAAATTAATGGAACAGTCGGAGGCTACTCTTATGGAGGGTCTTCTGGAGGTGCAGCCGGTGGCGGTGGCGGCTCAGGCGGCGGTTCAGGTGGCGGTGGCGGCACAAGAGCAATACAACAAAGGTAAAATTATGGCAAGTAAAGCAGCAGGTAACCCAATAGGTGTAGCAAGAAGTAGACGTAGAAGTCCTAATCAGGAGCAGTCAGTCGTTGTCTATGATTTAATATCTGAAGGTCCTATTCATGGACTTATAAATGGTGCGTCATCTATATACTTAGATACTACACAAGTTCTAAATAATAGTTACAAAGATTCACACAATCCAAAAGAAAGCTTTGACGTAACCTACAATGCGAGTAATCATACTATAACTGATAATACAGGTAGTGGTATGTTTGCAAACTTTGATAGTATATATGGAGAATATTATATAAGAGTCGAGGGTGCCAAAAAACAAATAACTGGTATTTCTTTAACAGCAGGTGACCCAACAATAACCTCTTCAGGAGGCTTTGACACTAGTGACGTAATGAAAGGGCCGAATGGTGAACAGTTTTTACGAATAAAAGAGGGTGGATTAGAAAAATCAACTCATGTTTGTAGAATTACAAAGTATAATAGCGCAACTTCAGTAGAAATCACTCCTGCTCCAGATATAACTAATTCAGGACTTGTAGGTGACATAGATTTATATACAGAAGTAGTAAGTAAAACTAATGCAAATGTTGCAGTAACACAAGCAACCGTCGATAGAAATATAGCAAATACTGCTTCTTTTATGACTACTCCTATAAATTTAAAATTCCAACAGAATGGAGAATATAATTTTAATAATGTTAAATATGCTTTTAAAACTGGAGAAAGGAATCAAGGACACTTAGCAACTCCAGCAGACATTGGAAGTGCATCTGTTATATCTAATTTAGCAAAACCTATTAGTACTACTGATTTAAGTGCTATTGGACTAAGTAATAGTTATACAGCTTATGGATATAAAACTGAAGGAGACGAAACGGCTACTTGGAGTGGCGCAAACACAGTAATTACTTCTACACAAATGAATATAAGTACTCAAAAGTCAGAAGTAGATAGACTTAAGATGACTTTCCAGTATGACCAAATGTATGCTGTAAAAGCTAGTAATGGTAGAGAGTGGCCTGCAGCAGTAGAACATAGAATAATTTTAATGTATAAACAACCTGGAGATGCACAATTTACAGAAGAAATAGTGTATGGACCAACTAATACAACATTATTAGCTAGACAATCAAATAAAAGAGTACATGGGTGGACTTATTCATCTTCAGGAACAGTAGAAGCACTATGTAAAAATCCATTTGTGGAAGTATTTGATATAGACTTAGAGCCTTATCAACCTCTTGAAGATTTCCAAATAAAAGTTCAAACGATAACTCCTATTAATAGAAAACATGGAGAAACTACACACTATAATTCAGGAAGACTGCAATCTATAGAATCGGTTATAAATGATAACTTAAATTATCCTCTAGCAGCCTATGCTAGTATGATGTTTAATGCAGCTGATTTCGGAAACGTACCTGATAGGGGCTATCATGCAAAAGGACTATTAATTAAAGTTCCTACAAACTACAACCCTGGGGACGAAACCTATAATGGATCGCCCGCAACTTATACTAGAAATATTACTTCTGGTGCAGTAGGAACAGACTATGTAGCATGGGATGGTAACTTTAGAGGTGATACAGATGTTTTTGATTTTACGCACCCCAATCATCAAAAAGTTTATTCTAATAACCCAGCTTGGGTACTTTATGATTTAATTACTAATAATAGATATGGTTGTGGAGAGTATATAGATACAACTGATATCGATAAATATTCTTTATTTAAAATAGCAAGATATTGCGATGAGCTTGTACCAGATGGGAAAGGCGGCTCAGAACCTAGATTTACAGCAAATGTATGGTTTACAGAACAAGCAGAAGCTATGAAAGTTATACAAGATATGCTTTCTATATTTAGAGGTATGATGACCTGGTCAAATGGTCAAATACTATTTGAGCAGAATAGAGTGAAAAATGCTATTGCAGCTTTTAACAAGTCAAATGTTATAAACGGCAAGTTTAGTTACCAATCAACAAGAAACAGATTTAGATACAACCAAGTAAATGTAACTTGGAATGACCCTGAGTCCTTTTATAAGAAGACAGTAGAGATAGTAGAAGATTATGACAATATAATTGAAACTAGAAAGATTAAAAAGAAAGACGTAGTAGCCTTTGGCTGTACTAGTAAAGCACAAGCAGTTAGGTATGGTAAGTGGCATTTACTCACTGACCAATTAGAAACTGATGTAGTTAGTTTTAGTACTGGAATAGAAGGATCTCTATTAAATAGTGGAGATGTTATAACTGTAGCGGACGCAGACAGAAATAATGTAAGATTTGGGGGCAGAACAAAAGCAAGTTCTACAACCACAGTAATAAATATAGATTCAGCTGTAGACTTATCAAATACAGCAACTTATTTTATGGAAATAATGTTTCCTGAAGGAGGAGCTTATTTACAACAGCAAACAGCAACTATAAGAGGACAAGCGAGAAAGCAAGGCGATTTTATAAGATATGCAGACAATCCTGCGGGAGCAAATACTGCAGTTACTTCTGAAGAAATAATGGTTAATGCTGTAGATGATGCAGGTAATGCATTAGATTTGTACTGGTCAGGAGATATTAGAGTAGAGAAGCAAGAAGTTTCAAGTTATAACTCAAGTAGTATAACTGTAAATAGTGCATTTACGAGTGCCCCTGTAGAACATAGTTTGTGGGCTATTGTAGAGATAGATTCAGACGGGCAATTAGTACATGGTTCAGCAAAAGAGTATATTATACAAAATATAAAAGAAGATTCTGATGAGCCTATATTTACTGTATCAGCAGTAGAGTTTGACAGAAATAAATTCGCATTAGTAGATAGAGGATATGTTATAGATGAAATACCTGATGTAGCAAGAATGCCTAGGTACACCGAAGATGTTCCTTTCCCTACAGATTTAGCTATAAAAATGGTTCCAAGTCAACAAGAAAGAGTAGACAATGATACAGAAGCAGCCGAATCATCAGGACTAGCTCTTTCAATAACTTGGGGACATCCTAGCACAAACAGAACAGATAAAGACGGCAATGCAATACAAAATAAATATGAATTTATAGATTCTTACGAAGTAAAACATAACTTCGGAGATACAGGAAAATTTAGAACAGAAATAGTACCTTCAACAGATACTTCTTTTATTTTAAATAATCCTGCACAAAAAGTAGGCGAAGTACTGGTAAGACTTACAAATACTTCTGGTCATTTCTCAAAATGGATAAGACGAGAGATAGACACATCCCAACTAGCACAAACCGTGCCAGTAAGTACTACTTCAAAAATTGGTCAAATTTCAAAAGGCGGTACACTGCCTGGGGGAATAAGTATCAATTCTACTTCGGGATTAGTAAGTACTACCAGTACAACCTATGATTTCACAAATACGCTAGGAGATGTAGTTCAAGTAAGTTCAGGAACAACAGCCCAGACATCAGCGGCTTTTGGAAGTTTAGCAGATGGAAAAGAAGCATTTTTAGTACATGACTTTAGTAGTACATCTGATCCTTTCAAAGCAATAGAAATAAAAACAGATACAGCTGCAAAAAGTCCAAATGTAGAATCAGGAAATGATGATATATTCTACAATTTTGAGTATGTAGCAGAACTAGGAGCATCTAATAATGGTGTCACACAACAAACAGGAACTGTAACTATAAGTCAGTATAATTCAGAAGTTACAGGAAGTGGTACAACCTTTACTACTGAATTTGCGGTAGGAGATAGAATTATAATAGGTGCGGCAGGTGAAACTAGATTTTTTGCATCCGTATCATATATAGAAAGCAATACAAAATTATTTTTAGACCAGTCAGTACATAGAGCCTATAGTGGTGTAAATGTATTTAAGCCAACTTTTGTACCTTCTATTCAAGACAGTATACTAGCAACTATCAGTAGAAGTGGTAGTACTTATAGTATGCTAACTCATATAGTACAAGATGGTGCTACAGGCCCACAAGGTTCCACAGGAGGCACAGGTCCACAAGGTTCCACAGGAGGCACAGGTCCTCAGGGAGCTACAGGAGGTACAGGCCCACAAGGAACAAGAGGTCCACAAGGAACTCAAGGTGCTCAAGGAACAGCAGGCCCACAAGGAATACAAGGAACAAGAGGTCCACAAGGAACTCAAGGTGC